TCCCAACGAGGTGGTATCAAATCTTTCACTAACTCCAAATTGAATTCCTTGTCTTGATTGATTTGTTGTAGTAGTTACTGTAGAATTTCTAAAGTCAGTTACAGTGTCCTGGAAAACCTGATTTCTAAAGTTTCCAGAAGTAAAATCTGAAATTAATCTTGAATCTTGAATTCTTAGTAAGGATGGTCCCTGTACACTAGAAGTTCCTGTCCAATTAGTTTCCCAAGATCCCCAGTTAATTGGAGATAACCCAGTATTACTATCAACACCCAACTGCTGCATTGCAGAAGTAAAGGAACCCTCAATGTCTTCTACTCTTTCCGATCTTCTTGTTTCTATCCAAGTATCCGTTGATGGATTCAATTCAATTGAACCAATCCAAGATGGAGTATTAAATGGGTTTATATTTTCTGTTCTAGTAGCAAAATTATTTTCAACATAGATAACATCTTCATAATTTAAGCATACGACATCCCCAACTCTTCTTACATCTGGGGAACCAAGATCTGTAGCATACCTCAAATCTACATTTGGATTGGAAGTTGTTCCAACACCAACAATTGCTTCAGACCCCAGTATCAAATCAACAGAGGTTGTATAATGCTGTGGTCTTAATATTCCATAAGCAGAATCTATACTGGACTTGTATGCGGGATTTGAAATATCTCCACCTAAATATGATTTAAAGTTATCAACAAAAAATCCACACTTAAATTTATCAAGACCTGTTTGTGGATCTCTGATGACTAAATTCCTAGTATCTGTCTCCAATAGAGACAAAGAAGTATAATATTCTACATTCGCCAATCTATCTTCAATTCTTGAGATATCTTTCATAGTATATCTTTTATGTGATGCAAAAGATATTTTTACATCTTTAGTGCTATAAAGATATGCTGGATAGTAAATTGTTGCTATTTCCAATGCGGACTCTAAAGAATTAGGAGACTTTGGAGATAGTGATGGAACTCCTGTATTAATAGTAAATGTTCCGTCCTTTGTAAGGAAAAGCTTGTCAATTCTTGGTAGATAATAATCATAAGAAAGGATTACATTCTTATCTTTTGCAAAAATATTTGTTGAAGAGTTTAACTGCAAATCAAATATTCTTGATTGGAATTCAAATGGAGATCTTGTCGCAGTTGATGGATTAAATCCAGCGACTCTTGGTCTTAAATCTATTATATCAGTATTTCTAATTCCAGAAATAGATGGAATGTCTTTAGTATATCTAGATTTGTCATATGAATCTGCACCAACAAAATCACCGTCCGAAGTGGAATCAATCACATAATGGTTGTAAATGATTTTCAATTTCTTAGTAGGAGCAGAAAATTCTTTTTTCCTAATTAACCTTGAATAATCATAATATTCCGATCTTTGCCCATTATCCAGTATAAAGTTCTCTTTGATATTGTTATTTCCGTAAGTTAAAGAATTTACGACACCACTTATATTTGTAGTCTTTGATATTATAATTTCATTCAAGATAAAGGTGTTCTCATTCAAATAAATGATATCAACTTCATTTGTGCCATTATTTGAAATATATGATGCAACTGCACCACTTGTTTGTCCTACTAATTGTTCTCCTTGTACAAAATTATTTACATTTGAATTTAATGATTCAAATGTAATTTTTGGTAGAACGGGATCGGAAGTATCTGAAGACTCAAAAACTCCAACTATAGAAACTACATCGGGAACATTTAAACATATTTCTTTATCCTGTACTCTAACTCCATATAGAGAACTATAACTTAATCCATCATTAAGTGTTGTAGTTCCAATTCCAGAAGATGTTGAAGAGGACTTATCAATAATAATACTTGAGGATTGTATAAATGTTTTTGATTTTAACTTTGGATTTACTTTTCTATATGTTACAGTTAGAATAGCATTACCATTTTCAGATAAATTGGAGAGTGAAACTGTTCTTCCGGAAGGTGTTAATTTTTGATTATCGAGAGATTCAACAGTGCCTGTACTTACATAGGTTAGATTGTAATCCTCTTCGTCAAATGGCTCTAAAGTTAAATTTGGGTCAGTTTCTAATGTTGCATTAAATACATTTGAAGATACTGAGATATTATAAGATTTTCGGATAACTAAATTAGATGCCAACAAATCTAAGTTGGCAATATTGTCTCTATTTAAAGATGAATATAGGTATGAATTTTCAACATTGGTTACTTCCAATGATACTTTTTTAAAATCATTCGCTGTAACCAATGAAGATGGGAGATCTCCACTAGATACACCAACTACATTGGTAGCAGAACTCAAGGATAATAATTTATTGGGAGTATCTATTGCACTAATTGAATTATATGTTGGTACTGATTGCCCTTGTTTAGTATAAGAAACAATATCGCCAATTTTTAACTGAGTTAAAAATGTTTGATTTGAAGTGCTTACAGTGCTAATTCCACCAGAGGCGGCAGAAATTGTAAATTGTGTTCCTGGTTCTGCAAGTAAGAATTGATTGTTTAGTACTGGATCTGCGGTAAAAGTGCCAATACCGGCAATCCCTTCATTGGCAACTATTTGATGAACATCAGTTAAATCATAATCTCTTATTGCAGTTATAATTCTGCCATTATCAATTCCATTAATTTGAATTTGTTCATCAATTTGAAAAGATCCAGAGACCTGATATAGAGTAACTTGAGTTGAATCAGATACATTAGAAACAAGATATCCGTTAGAACCACTATTTTTTCCTTGAATTAGACAAGGAGTTGTTTGTGTAATAGCAGCATTTAAAGTTAATACAGTATATGTTTGTATGTCATATAATGAGCATTCAAATTTTGTTTCTGGACCAGTGTACTCCGCATTTTTTAATTTTAAATCGTATACTCTGGCAACACCAATTTTTGAACCAGATGATTGTCCTGGTGTTGAAGTTCTTCCATTATAAAGAGATACTTGGGATGTAGTTCCAAATCCAACTGGAACAGAACCAAAAACATTATTCAATAAAATTTGTCTTCCGACACTGAATGGAATAGACTGATCTATTAATTTTTCTGTTAATCTGGGCTTTTCAAAATCAATAATTGTGGTATCAATAGTTTCTACTTCATACCCCCTAATAAATGCTTTTCCCGGACTAACTGTTAAACATCCAAAATTATCTGAAGGGACATTCCCTTGTCTAGTTTGATCCGTATTGTTATATATTCCATTATTGCCGATCCTGTCATTTAGGGACTCTTTTACATTAACGGTAAATGGTCTAACATAATAATCACCAGATTCATCATAAGTTCTTCTTGCCAATTCGTCTCTTATTAAATTGTATTGAGAATCGCTTACAAATTTCTGCAATACACCATTTTCAGTACGAAGAATTTCTACAAAATCTTCGTCATTAAAATCATTTAACTCTTTTTTAATAAGTGTTGCAGTTATTTTTAATCTATCTGCTCCTGGAGCTGCAAAGTTTGAAAATCCCTGAGCATTATCAAATAAGTCCGGATTGCTATTTGTTGCAACTGAAATCTCTTCATCAATTAATAGACCAACTCTATATGAGGGACTATTACTGTATTGATCTAAAATTACAGTTTGTGAAGGAACAGTTACAAAAAATCCTCTTATAAAATATACACCTTCTGTAATCTTAGCAGCAGAACCGGCATTAGTTGAATTTGAAATTAAAGTATTAGCAAATGTAGAATTTGCTCTAATTGTTGATACCCCATAATTGACATCATCAAGGGAAATTAAGTTTTCTCCATCAACAAATGTTTTAGTATCAAAATTTACATCACTAGCACTTTGATATTTTATATAAAGTGTATAATTTCCTTTTTCTGACTGTGTATTTGTAATATAATTTTCAACTTTTGCAGTAACTCCGCTTATTTCTCCTTTTATGGTTTTTCCAATTAAACTCGAAAGATATGTAATTACTGGAATTCCTAAATGTATCTCTTCAATTTGAACACAAGTATAGTATTGGTCATATGCAATCTGTCCAGGTATTACCAGAGATCCCTCTTTGAAGAAATGCTTACCGAATTTCTCTACTTGATTCTGAAGTATTGATTGTAATGTAGTTAACTCCCTAGCTTGAATTGGAGTTCCTGGCTTAAAAAGTACCCTTTGATAATTTTTAGATTCATTAAAGTCATCAAAGTATGGAGATACATTGAGATTAATATTTTGAGGCATTTGTCTTTAGAACTCCAATACGATTTTAATATCTTCTTTTTGGCTTGAGGACCTTGGAATAGGTTGTCTATTGTCAATATAAATTATTTCACCAGATTTTTTATTATATTCAGCAGACGAAATTCCAGCAATAAAATTGCTTCCTAACTGATATGTCCTACTATTTATTACTGTACTAATGCCCGTAAAACCAGAATCAATAGATAGTGTCGGACCAATAATACTATCACAAGATATTTCCAAAGATCCTCCAGCAGTGGGAGATGAAGTAAAGTTATTAATTTGGTAATTCACTCTCGCTGTGGCTAGTCCTACTGGTTGATAATACTTTAAAACTCCTGTAATACTGTCCCATGAAGCAACAAATCCTATTGCGGTTACCCCCAGACCAACTGTTTGAGTGATAACCGAATCAACTGCGTATGTTGTCTGCGTTGTTACTCCCGACAACTTTAAGGAATTTAAAGCACTTATTTCTGCAGTATTTAATAAATCAACATCGCTACCAAAAACTGTTGGGTTTTTAATTATTCCAACTCTAGCAAAATCATTTCCGATAATAACATCGGGATTAGTCTCATCAGTATTATAACGAGAATATACCAATACTCGGTATGCCCCCAATTCCCTGTAAATATCATATCCATGTCCACCTTTGGGTGGTATAACTACACTAAAAGTGGCAATTTCTGAGTCGTTTGAAAGTTCATTGGAAATTCCGGGAGCACCTGGAGAAAAATTTATAATTCCCTTTGTGTATCCAGATCCACCATCAGTAACAAAAACTTCTGATACTTTACCAAAAGAATCAACAGTTACTGTAGCTTTTCCTCCAGTTCCATCTCCCAATATAGGAATATTCGTGAATGATCTTGAAATTGGTTGATATCCGCTGCCCCTATCAGAAATAGTAATGATTTCAACTTTTCCGTCTATTGCATTATTTTTTATAGAAATACTCTCTCCAGAAGATCCCCAATTATCAGGAACGGGAATATATTCAATTGAATCAAATTTTACAATTTCGGATGGTTTAATGGTATAAAGATACTTCCAGACGTATCCATCTCCACTTGTTCCTGCCGATCTCGGCTCTAAGTCAATAAATGTAGGCTCATCAAATGATGGCCTTCCTGCTGGATTTTCTGGGTCTGTTCCATTCTGTAAACAAATGTAAACTCTTAGATCTTCGTTAATTACATAATAATTTGCACCATACAAACTTGCTTGATTTGTGATTGGAGTTTTATTGTAAATTGAATAATTGTGCCTGTACATTTCATAAGTTGTACCTGCAGACCACTCAACCTTTCTAATCATCCTTTTAATGTCATTGCTAGTTACTTTTTTCATAGCAATGATTGTTTCCTTAATTTGATTCTCTTCATCAAACCCATCAAGAGGTGGGATGCCAGATCCCCAGTTTGGGGATCCATTTGCCCTTTCATTTGTTGAATTTGGCTGTCCAATAAAAGTATAATAATTATTTGCTGTAGCACCAACAGATACCAAACTCTTTACGAAGGTATCCGCATTCATTATTCTAAACTGTTCAGATATGATAGCAGGCATTTTACAGAGACACTTTTTTTTATTTATTAGTTAAACTACACCACGAGTTCTATAAACATCTGGAGCAGTTGAAAGACCCACAATACCATTGTCAACATTTACAATAAAACTTTGAGGATTTTCTCTTGATCTATTCTGGAAATCATATATTTTACCCCAAGTATATCTTCCCATATATCCTTTAGGATTTGCAAAAGCATCTACTTGAATTGATCCTCCAGAAGGAGAAAGGGCAAAATTACATCCAACGGTGACAATTCCTGCTACGGGAGCAGTAACCCTTTCAACTCTATATAATCCATCAAGGAATGACACTGCAGTTCCAACCTTAGAGTCTGGATAATTTCCCAGACCACCCAAATAAGTAGAGATTCCAGTTAAAGCGTGTCCAGCGATTGAATTGCTTTCATATATTACAAAATAATCTCCAACTTCCAAACCGCTATATTCAACTCCATAACTATTAAGAGCAGTATACCCTATACCTAAAGTTGTATTATCATAATTTTCGGATTCTAAAGTAAAGTCAATTGTTGTCGCACCAACTCCAATACTCTTAATTATACCAAAGTCTCCCTTGGATTTAATTGAAAATATATTTTCAGACTTAGTGGTATCATATCCAATAATAATTGGAGGTGGAACTTGTTGGGAATATCCAAATCCGCCATTAGTTATTGTTATTGAAGTTACAATCCCTCCACTAGCACTGGACACTGCAGTTGCTCTATTATATACGGGATCGGAATAAATTGCAGTTCCAGCAGATCCAACCGCAATATACCGTCCATTGTCACTAAAAGAACTAACAAATATTAAATCATTAAGGATATTTGACTGTAACGTTGATCTTAATACCCAATTGGTTAAATTGAATGAATAGTATAGATCACCAGATGAAGTTAATGCGGTATAAAATCCGTCATAATATGCAATTTTTTCAAAATTTTCGGAAATATCAGTTGTTAATATTTGCCAAGAATTGAATCCAGATGGTGATGTCAATATTGTTCCATTATATCCACAAACAACAAATTTACTTTGATCCCATATTACTGATTTTAAATCTTCGGAGGTTCCTAAAGATGGTATCCTTGACCAAATATCTGCAAATTGGGAGTGAATAATAATTCCACCATCACCAACTGCAACGAATATTGCTTCATTGTTTGTTACGCTATTCAAATTGTCAAACGAGGGTGGTGTTTTTTGGAGTAGAGAAGTTGATCCAATACCAACTGCAGTAAATATAATAGAATCACTCCCAACGACAACTATTGTATCCCTTAGTGCCGAATATGTAGAGCTGTAAAATTCTCCCACAAATGGACTTGGCACTATTATTGGCAAAGGATTGCCAATTTCAAATGTTTCTCTATTTAACTTATACTCTTGCCAAGAATTAAGGGTTGAACCTATCCCTGTGGTAAATATTGCGGTGGCAGTACTTCCAACTGCAATGTATTTGTTGGTGGATGCAAAGGAAATGTGATTAAATGAAACTTGACCACTATATCCAATATTGGACATATCCCAACTTTCCCCATCACTGCTTGTTGCGATCAATCCACTTGATCCAACCGAAACTAATGCTGTTCCATAAACTATTGAATTAAAATTGTAATCTGTTGAAATTCCGCTGGAAGAATTCCAACTATAAATTGGATCTTTTTTGGTAATTCTTGAAGAAGATATTGCTACAAATGGAGAATTTGTATCTACATAACCAATTCCCGCAAAGTCAATATTGATACTTGATATGCTAGTAGCAGTTGATACTACTGCAGAAGATAAAGCTGGGACAATTTCTCTATTATCAACAATCTCAATGTCCCTCAAATCCTCAACAATTTGGTCAACCTCAGTGAATAGTGGGAATGCATTATTTACATAAATGGTATCATCAAGAATTCCAACATTTTTAATAATTTTTGTTATTGGTGTAATTCTTGATTTGAGATCTGGTCTAGATTTCGAATAAAGAACTCCATTTATAACTAAATCTGTAGTTTGCTTAGTCCATTTTAGTGGCCTCTCTTTTAGTGGATTTGTATCAATACCAATACTATCATATGTAAAAGTATCTAATGAATTTGAAGAGATGATCCTTTTTACTACTCTATCAAATTGAGGTCTATCAAATGGATCTAGGGTATTTTCTCCTATCTGTACAATGTCTCCCTCTTTAATTGTTTTTGGTGGATCAATTTGCTCAACATCTAAATCAGACCCCCTATAGAATAAAACATAACACTTTGATCCTGCTTTAGGCGCTTCTTTGAAGCTAATTCTAGATCCATTAAATGTATAAGATTCAATTGGTTCTTGTAGAACATCATTAATATAAACAAACAAGTTATTTTCAATCTTTAAGTCGGTGCTTGAATCAACTTTGAGACTTAAAATATCAGTAACTCCTCCCTGAGTAACTGTTAAAGTAAATTTCGTCTTACTTCCATTGAATAGTGGACTTATATCATCAAATTTCACAAATTGCCCAGGATAGAATAAACCGAACTTATCAGTTAATGTTTCAAGAACAGTAATTCTAAACTCATCAAATCCAATACCTACTGAGGGATCGGTGACTATTCCAGATACGGTAAGTATATCACCAACCTTATATGAAATTCCAGAAGTTTCTAGTTTGAATTGAGTAATACTTAAACCAAATCCCACAGATACCGATGCCGTTGCATTTTGTCCTATTCCGGTAGTCCCCCCAGTATAAACCAGTGGCAAATTGCTATATTCGGCAGGACTATCAACTATTACCTTCGGAAGAGGATTGGAGGTATATCCACTTCCTGCATTTGCAATTGTCAATGAAGTTACTGTTCCTCCGGAACCTATGGTTGATGTAAATGTTGCACCGCTACCAACATTGCTTATAATAGAAATTTCTGGGGGAGTTCTATAACCAGACCCAAAACCATTTAAGTAGATGTTGGTAATAGATCCTGCTACAGAAACTTGAACAGTTGCTGCTGCAGCAACTAGCGGTTGATATCCATATCCAGTGGTAATTGCAACTCTTACTATTTGTCCTGCCTTTGGAGTTCCAGATAAGAATCTTACTGTGTTTTGTCCTGGAGTATCAATGGTAAAATCAACTTCGGATGTTTGTGGAACGTTATTGATCAGAATAATGGGGTTGTTATTTATATCTGTTGTACTGTTAAGAACACTATTTGTATCCGTAAAAAGGCCAACAACATCATTTTTATTTGATTTTAATATAAATTCAGTAGCAGCAATACCTGTAAATTGATCAGAAATATCATCAACTACAAAATTTCTATCATTAGGTATATCTGGATCGTATCTTCTACTAAATGCCCTTCCTTGGAAAGTTGATCTTATCTCCACTCCATCTGGATCTGTTGTGCCGTAGGGTGGAGTTGAGAAATGAATTGTATCGCCTACTATATTAAAGTCTCCACGAACTATAGTGACGGCAGAACCAACGTTGTGTGCAGCAGGAACTGACCCAAAGAATCCCCTAACGACACCAACAGCATTTGTTGATCCAATTCCAATACTCTTAACCTTTAAATATTCGGATCCAATATTGAATACGTCTAATGTTGTAATGGAAGAAATTCCATTGGAAACATAAATTACGCTAGTCCCAATTCCAATTTGCTCTGATAAAGAAATATTAAAATCTCTTATATAAACCGGAGTTTGTATAATATTATCTATTTGAATTATTACATTTGCATTAGGATTTTCCAATGTAAATGTTTGTGTGCCAATTCCCAATGAAGTTAAGTTTAAGTTTGTTGATGTAGATAATCCAGAAACATTAAATTTCGTATTATCAACTTTATCAACATAAAGTTTTGATGGTAATTTATCTGTTCCAAGAACAGTAGGTGATAAAAATATATCATCAGAGGGAGAAGATCCTCCTATATAAGTTCCCCCAATACTAATTCTATCACTTAATGCATATCCAACACCACCATTTATCAATTCAATTGATGAAATATCTCCAACAGAATCCCTTGATACATTAAATAATGCACCTGTACCAAAACCAGATACTGTAATTCCTGGTATGTTTGTAAATGTGCCATTTGCTGCAGATGGAACATTTGTATTTGCAACCTTTGAAACATTGAATGATAAATCATTTGTTGGAGATGCTCCACCAAAATATGTACCAGAGATGGAAACAGTATCTCCAACACCATATCCTCTTCCACCATCAACTAAAACAACTGATGTGGAAATTGGTTGCCCTGTGCTTGAGTTGTACACAATAAATACACTAAATTTAGCGCCTGTTCCTATTCCTGTTAGTGAAGTAGATTCAAATCCAGTTGGGAATCCATAAAATCTACTTTGCAGACTACTAAAGTTTGGTATTATTGCGGAAGAAACTCCACTAACGGTAGTACTTATTGCAACATTATACCCATTTTCATAAATGGCACTACCAACACCAGCACCAATTTCCATAATAATACTAGATTCTGTAGATGCAACAGAAATATATTGATTCTGACCTTCACCGTTAATAACAACAACAGAGCTATCAACAAATGAGGTAGTTGCAATTCCAATTTTATCACTATTAAGTGCAGAATAATATAAAACTTGCCCACTTTGTAAATTGTGGAAATTGATATTAAACCGATTCAAAGATAGATCAACAACAGATGCATCTGAACTATCAAATACTCTATGGAAAAGAGGGGCAGAATTAGAAGTTAATTTAAAAGTAGATAGTCCTACCACTTCCCCACCAATTGTTGTAGTAAAACCTGTAAATTGTGGACTAATATCGTCAATTTTTATTACCTTATTAGTTTTGCTTAAAATATAAGGTCTTAATTCTACACCATCTGGGAAAAATATTCTTTCTACTGAACCATCAGGTAAAGATTCTTCCTCCGTCACCATTGAGAAGTTATAACGATTATATATGGACTCTTGTTGATCAATATTGATGAGAAAATCTAAAGTTGATTCTCCAGTAGTCACCTTCATATCCGATGACTTTGATATTCCTACTTTCACCACACCGTCAGTTACAATTCCAACAACATCAAGGTCAGAAAATTCCTTTAATCCTGCGGGATGAATTAAAGTTTTTACTGATTCTTTCCAAGTTTCATAATTTAATTCGCTTTTAATTGAGTATGAGAATTTCTGATAATAATCATTATCAGAAATTCTTTGTTGATAATCATTTAGATGCCCTATGTTATCTCCAAAGTTATTAACTTTGTCTCGGAAAACTCCTAGAGTTGATTCTAAATTAAAATTGTTAACTATTTCAACAATACCATTTAATCTTGATCTTTCTCCATATAAAGTATCCCCAACGTTCAATTCGCCTTTAGAATCAATCATTCTCAATTGATTGATATTATTGTCCCACCCATTCTGCATTACATTAGCAGTGAATGTGTTGGTTCCATTACTATCGTAACCAAGAATCTTCTCTCCAGAGAAATAGCTTAAATCATCAATTATATTCATCTCAAACTCAGCCATATCTCGCTTATTTACTACAAATCCATAATTAAAATCATTTGTGTATTCTCCAAGATTATTTGATATTCCCTCCATACTGTAAGTAACTGTAAAGTTTGACGTATTAATACCAGTTACAGTAAAGAATCTATACCCATAATCCGAAGAATTGAAATTGTCTTTTTCAACAATATTACCAGATCCATCAACTTCAGTTAAATTTATCCTACAATTCTCTATAAAAATTTGATCTCCAACAGAGAATGGGAAATCAATTTCTTTTCCACCATAACTTGTTGCTATGAATGGGAAAATCTGAATATCGGAATTTGATAATTCTAAAGTAACATCGTTTCCAGCAACTACAATATCATCAATATCATATCCATTTGAATTCCTAGTAGAAACTATTCTTAAAGGAGATGAAAGATTAGAAACATTTTGATCTATCGAAGTTTTAACTACAGACCCACCTTGAATTTCGCAAGAAACTCTAATGTCATCATTGCCAATAACTTTAAGTCTTGGTGCCCTATTGTATCCCTTTCCGCCAGTTACAATACCAACATTCCCAATTCTGGAAATCCCACTTATTTGTACAACAGTGGGGATACTTAGGAAAGGCTTTAATGTTTTATCTGTAGGATAATCATATCCATCTTTAATTCTTTCCAGTAGATCAATTCTTCCAATAGTATCTGAAATTGCTCTAATAATCGCACCAGATCCAGTTGTAGAAGCAACAGAAACAACTCTAGGAATTTTCTTATATCCTTTTCCACCAAAGTTAACTTTTAATTTTGAAATTGCACCAGTGGTATTTTTGGAGTTGGTGTCATAGAAAATAGAGGAAATACCAGCAATAGTTGTATATGTAGTAGTTTCTGGTCTTCCATTAAAGTTAATTTTAAATGATGTTGAACCTGTAGATACTATACTATACTCATCAATATACTTACTTGGGACAATATTGATCTTATTTCTTCCAAATACTTCACTATCGGAGGAAATTTGATATTTTTCTGCTGCAATTGGAGATAGTGGAATTAATGTATAATAAAATGTTTTCTCAATACCAGATGTTCTAGTATTAATTGTTAGTTTTGCATTTGATAAACCAGATTCTATTGAATTTCTTGTATATTTGTAGGTTTCCAATTCTTTTGAGAATTCTAAATCCCTAAACAATTTTAAATCCATTCCCGATAAAGAGGAGTCAGATAAATCAAATACTATATTATTATTGTTTGTAAACTCTACCGGAGGATTAATCAGTGCGATAGACTGTGTTCCTGTTCCTGCAGATGAAAATACGATTGAATTTCCAATAATACTATCATACTGCGTATTTGCCAGATTAAATCTATCTGGGTGGTTTTTAATGACATAATATGCTTTATTATTTGTTAATCCACCAATAGTAGTATTTCCTTGATCGTAATATACTATCTTATCTCCAGTTTTTAAATTATTATTTGGAATTACAATTTCTGAGGAATCGGTCAGAACAGTATTAAATGTTTTAAGAGCGGTAGTAATCTTTCTTAATTGCAAATCATAACGTAAAGATACAGTTTCAACCAAATTTGGTATTAAATTAAATTTAACATGATCACCATCACGTAAATTATGATTGCTCTCAGTAGTTGCACTTAAGAAAAAGTTTTCAACTCTTCCGGTTACGTTTGGATAACGAGTTGTAATTGAGTGTGATGCTCCAGTAACACCAATAGAGTCGTAAATAAACAGAGAATTGTTAGTGGTTGAAATGCCACTAGAAGTTGTAAATCCGACTGTTGAAATTCCCAGATAATCTTTTCCGTATCTTACTGCATATAAAGTTTGATTATCAATCAAGTTAAATGCAGATGAGAAGTCGCTATCAGAAACTAGAAGACCAGTTCCACCAATTCCGACGTTATATTTAAGTTGCTGCCCAGAAAATAAATTATGGTCTTTGATATAAATTGTTTTTGGTGGTACAAATAAATTCTGACCATTAAATAATTCGTAGTTACTACCTGTAGTTCCAAATCCAACTAGTGTTTTAGAGTTGAAATAAAGAGTGTTGTTCTTTTTTATTTTTTGATTAGTAGAATTACTTGAGAAAACAAACTTTCTTGGAAGAAGAGTAACTGAGGAAATTCCAGCAGTATGAATACCAATATTGTCAATTCTATCTACAGAAAGCATTAGACGATCAGAATCAATAGAGGTAATTCTCAATGTCTCCGAATCAATTTGAATATAATCATTTACTTCATACCCACTAATATCATTAACAAAAACATTAGTAGAGTCACCTGTGGCCAAATAATCTCCAATATCTGTAACAATACCTGTGTTTGATATTTGCTGAACAAATATGGATTTAAATCCTTCATATTCAGAATACTGATTTGTTGATATTCCACTTATTAATACTTTATCCCCGTTTAATAAATTATGTGGGTATCCAACATCCACTGTAATGCTATTTCCATAATTGCTAAAATATGCATTATTAAAGGTGGCAATTCCAACATTGATGTTATATAGACCTTTGCCTCTTACCCTTGATACTGCAGCAGATGCTCCTGTTCCCCCAGTATCAACATTATCAAACACCAAATTATCAGATACTTTATAGTTATTTCCTCTACTGTAAATCAATAAATCATCAATTGATGAAGGATAAATTTGTTCAACTAAAAATTCTTGCTTATACTTGGGTCTTATCTTTTCAATAAGACCATATCCAGAATATGTTGAATTTACATAGTATGGTCCTAAGTTACGAATTAAAGATATTGAACCCGATTCAATCTGATTGCTAAATTCATCTTGATTAAATCTTGAGTTAAAATTCTCCAGAATTGGATTTGATTTAAAATGATTACCAATCAAATAAGGGTAAATTGCAGAGGAACTTGGATTTGAATCAATAGTCATGAAGTAAGCATAGGTTCCATTTGGAAATTCTGGTGTAATACAAAATCTTCCATTATATTCATCAAGGTCTCCAGAAGACCTATTAAAAGAGTAATCTTGAACGAAGAATCCTTCAGGAAAATCTGGTCTCAATAGAGTATTTGCCTCCACATCTTTTACATAACTTGATCTTACTCTTCTTACTTCAGAATCCACTTGTCCATATGGACCATAAATTGGATTACCATCATATGCCCATCCAATTATGGGAGAATGTATTCCATTGATTACTTCCTTACTGTCATTACCAATGTGATCATCAATAGACTTTCTTAAGATCTTGGGTGGATAAAAATGAACAAATTGTAAACCAAATTCTTGATTTCTGCTTGGAACAATTATTCCCTCATCATCCAAATCAAGTAGATTTTTATTTTTCTCTACTTGATTTATTTTCCACTCAAAAATATTTCCGATAAATTTGGCATCTGTTCCTCTTCTTTTAACAGAAAGAGATGTTTTATCTTTGTCATACCCAATTCCTCCGTTAATTACATTTACATTTACGATTCTTCCATTTTCAATGATGGGGTCCAGTTCTGCGAAAGATCCTTTACCATTAACAACAATATCAATTCCTTCATTATATCCTCTTCCGAAATTTAATATCTGGACATCTACGATAGATCCATTAAGAATAATTGGTTTTAATAGTGCTTCTGATGTAATACTTGATATTCCAACATACGGTCTTCTATGGAAATTAATAATGTCAGAAGAACCATATCCAATACCACCATCAGTTATGAAAACACTATCAACGGAACCAGTAATAACTGGTTTTAATGTTGGTTTGACTGCGGTTGTTGATCCGATTCCAGATAGTGATTCTATAACAATTTCAATAGGTGGATATGAAAACGTATGTGCTCCCGAACCAAGACTTTCGAGAGAAATATATTTTTTATTATTGAAATTATTATCGTTTAAACTAGTCCCTATTCCTGCTTCTGACAACTTAAATATATTTGAATCAACAACAGTCACATAATATTGAGTTTCTGTTGAAAGTCCACTAATTGCAGAATTTGAATATGAATATCTAACTAAATCCTTGTTTTTGAAATTATGATTTTTAGCAAAAATATAATCATCAAAGGTGTTTACTCCATTTGTATTTCCATCAAAAGAAAGAGTTGAAGGAACAGTAACCTTTTTATTTGAATACCCAGAACCACTATTCTTTACATATATTTTTGTTATTGTATTTTTGGAATTTAATGATTTTAGTCTGTGGAATCCAGAACTTATTCCTACCAAATTTATATTATTTACTTTTTGTATAGCATCAAATTTTGTAGTATATAGCTTTAATTGCCTAGAACTTTCTATACCAACAAAATATGTTGAATTTGATACTAGTGGGTTTAAATTAGAGTTAAAGTTTGAATCATATATTACTTCTTCTCCATCATCAAAATTGTGGTTTTCAATAAATGTAATTGTATCATTAGTTGGATTTACACCTCCACCATCTCCCTTAAAACCAGAAATAATCTGAGATCTTACTAAATTTGGTTCAATTACTGCACCAGATCCATTTCCACCAATCAAAGTAATTTTTGGTTTAGTTTGGTATCCAATTCCAGGAGTAATGATTTTTACTTCCTTTAATGACCCACTTACGTTTAAATGTACATCGGCACCGTAACCATTTTGATCCAAAACGTCTAATCTTGGATAATTAATTACATCATACCCGCTACCAAAATTGGTAATTTCAATAGAATTAATAGTTCCATAGTAAATATTCTCATCATAGAGAGTTGGAGAATAAATTTCTACCCCATTTACTAGTATCCCTACTTGTCTATTATTTGTTTTCTTATCTTCTTTATCAACAAATACTGTTTCTGAGTTATTTGCTTTAAACTTCTTGAATATTTTTTGATTGAATAGATCTTTATTTTGATAATCAAGCTTAACAAAATAATCACTAACAATTCCAGGATTTATTTCTATATATTTTTTAGCAAATAAATCATTTTTACTATAAGATAATCTAATTCTAGTGCTATCTTTTGGATTTCCTACTGTAGTTACGTGATAAATTCCGGTGTTTATGCCACTATTTGTAGAGGAAAAATAATAAATTTTCTCTCCGGTATAAAAATTATGAACCGAAGTAGTTTCCAGAACTGTTGTCTTTGCTGCCCCGGCCAATGTGAAGACATTTATTTTTCTATTTTCTGAGAATAATTTATATGATGGTAGACCCGAAGAGGCAACATAGAAGTTTTCACTATCTGAGTCAATGTAAGTATTTTGTACATTGCTTGGTAATATTGAAATGGATGGAAAATTATTTTTATTGCTTGAAGCTTTCGCAATGATTTTTTCTACTCTGGTTTTGCCGAAAAGACTAAAAGTAGATTCAACCTCAATAATATTATCAGAAAGTATATTTGTTACTTTTGCTGTTCTTATTAAGTCATTTTCATCGTCCAAATTTAGAAACTTTAGGTTCTCATCATAGTAAAAAACAACAGAATCGTAGAATTCAACTCTCCATATAGATGCTGCTGGGGAAGTTATGTTTTTAATTTCGTGATTTGTGGGAATATTATAAATCCAACTGTTAAATTTTGGATCTTCACTTAAATCTATACCAAATGAAGATAATGCAACTTTATCTCCTACTCTAAGATTTGAAGTTTTTGAATAATCTACATTATCAATTACATTAATAAGACGGAATTTAATTTCACTTTGATCCTCAAGGAATGAGTAAACTAAATTATCTTCTAAAATTATATCACCAAAAGATAAATCAAAATTTAGTCCTGTAACTCCCAAAAATTGATTTGTATTTTTGTCAGTATATTCGACAGTAAATGTATCTGATAGATCCTTAGATTTTACTAGAAGTTTCCCACTATTTGAAAATCCAACAGTAGAATCAACAAAAATATAATTTGAACCTATTGAAACATCCTCTAAAACCTTTGTTGTTTTAGTTGTAGTAAAATTAGAAATAAATGATTCACCATCTAAAGATATCTCATATAAATTCGCATTGTCTAATGGCCTAAATTCTACATTGTAAATTGATGCACTTGCGGAAGTAGTATTATCGATGTCTTGATATAATGTCTTACCATTTAATTCTAATGGATCTCCACCAGAAAGTTTTTCAACTAAAACATTTTTAGTAATAATATAATTATTGTCTGATGGTCTCAGCAAATACTCTTGAGGCTTAATTACACTAATTTTTTTATCATAAAGTATACTAAAGAGTAATTTGAATGCAGTGTCGGTTCCTTTTGCAGAGTAAAAATCTCTTGCTCTAGACAAAATATTTTTAATCTTTATTCCTTCAGCAAAAGTTCTATTTTCAAATCCAGGAATAAATTGACTTTTAAATTTAGTAAAGAGTCTATCGTAAAAAATTAAATTTAAATTTTCAACTACTGAAGAATTGGTATGAGAAGATGCAGAAGTAGTGGAAAAACTCAAAACTTCTGAATTCAAATCACTACTTAACTTATCGATACCACTAAATCCACGAATACAACCAGTAAAAGTTGTACTTGTTTTGCCGGTATACGTAATAATTTCATCATCAATTTTCAGTAAACCATACTTTGAAGGGAATCCTATAGTATGATTCACTGAAATTATATCATCAAATGCTACTATTTCTTCTGTAAGGACGCAAGGGATTGCTTTTGTAAAAAATGTCTCGTTATTGAAATTCTCAATAGACTTATAAAAAGGTAAATTTTCTGCTAAATTTACCGCACCAGTCTGATGTTCTTGTGATATATAATATTGTTCTAAAAACTCTCTAAAAAGTGGTGATTCATCACTCAGAAATTCTGGAATTTGTGAGTCTACAATATTTTGAATTTTTACTCTTTTGATATCTGACATTTTATCTTGTATATGCTCCGTTTACGTAGCTGGATGTTGTTATATAATCTGTTGCTGAAGTGTTTTCTCCGGAAGTAATAGTATCCTCTATCATATTTACCACAGTATTTGACATACTCAATTCTAAATATATATCCTTCAAGGCTATGATATCATTTGAGTCTGGAACTGCTTGAATTTGTATACCATCGGGATTAACCGAACTTGTAATATTAACCACATCGAGGGTTATTTCTCCTTTCTCATAATTAACAACACCTGCGTTATTCTTTACTATTGCAGGTATATTATTTTCAAGTCTAAAGAAGAATATGGTTCCTGTAGTTTCCGTTGTTGGAACATCACTCAAGTAAATTATTCCATTTACACCATCAATTGAGAATCCTGATGATTTTATATTATATCCTCTACCATCAGATAAATTGTTCTTCTTGACGTAAAATTTATTACCGAAACAAATCTCATAGGTGGATAATTTATTATATGCTGGTTGTAGATCTCTCCTAATTTTTATTTTTGTTATATTGGAGGTAATTGAATCGCTAGTATTATCAATCAATGATACGACTTTACTATATTTAAATCTTCCACCAAAGTTATTAATCTCATAAGAATCACCATAAGACTTTAAAGTATTAATAACACTTGATTGCAAATTAAGTACATCTGATGTTGAACTCTTGTCATAATATACATTGGCATCAAGTTCAATGAAGAGGTACTTTAAGTCAACAATCTCTGGTTTAATTCCAGCAACAGAATACTGCTTTAGTTGCTTTTTAATTGTTTCTTTTGTTAATTGCGATAAATATTTTCCTCTTCTTGGTTTTATTGATATAAAAACTTTACCATACTCTGGTGGATCTAATTCATCTCCCCCATAAGCAGTTACAGAATCAACATTTGGGAACAAATATGGTATTAAACCTTTATAGTCATTTGCAGTTACTGCTCTATATTGTGATGCATAAACTCTTGGTCCAAGGTATTTGATTGAATCTATAGGTTCAATATCATCCCCATTTTCGGCGCTCTGGACAGTTGTTATGAGGGAAACACCCGAGGTTACTAAAGTATTGTTATTATCCCTTAGAACGCCAGAAAACGTGAAATTGGAAGCACCATCTGCATCCTTACCATTAGTAGTAATGTAAGTTACTGAAATAGATGTGCCATTGATTGGCCTTTTCCCGATAATATCATCACCAAAAATAATTTCATATTGTTCATCTTCAATTTCTTGTATCAAGAATACCTTTGATTCTTTCTGAAGATCAAAGATATTGGTGTATAACTTATATTCTTCTGTTGTTGTATTTGATGCATATACTCTAATTGTAGAAGTATCAATGTTAGAGTTGGGCAAAATAAATCTTTGATTTGGTTGAGAATTATCAACCACAAAGTTTTTCTTTAAAAATGCACCTTCAAATAATTCAACATCAGAAAATGTTGCCAACCCAGAATTATCTACAGGAACTGTCTTATCTTCTGGTAAAGAAAATATGTAGTTGCCACCTTCAACCGCACCAAGAGCAACAACTCCCGCCTTCAATACAACAGTCCTAGAGTCTCTTCCTGTTGTGTCTACAGTAAAATTAATTTTTGCTCTTGATGCTCTCTTTGATCTGGGAATGTATCCAATATTTCTAGCAAGAGAAACCACATTTTCTCTTAATGTTGCGCTGTCAAGAAACGACTCATTAACTGCCATATTGGTGTTATAGGCAGTTATGTAACTATTATAAGATAAAACGTCAATTAGTGTTGAAAAATTAGATCCCTCAAAGTCAAAATCAGTAAAATTACTATTAGATCTCAAATAATCTTTTATCTGTGATCTTAAATCGCTAAAATCTAAATTTGTAAACTGATTGAAAGACATTATATTCTAGATGGTAGTAGTAAAAACTCTATGTTCTGTGAGGGGAATCCCTGCCCAACAATATCATAATCAATTTTTACGTTCATTTCGTTTGTATCCTCTGGAAATTCAACAAAAACATTTCTTACACTTATTCTTGGTTCAAAATTTTTAAGAGTAGATTCGATTTGTTGAGTTATAAATATCGCTTGCGATTCATCTTGATTTTCAAAGAGAGAATTCTCAACAGAAGATCCAATTAAGGGGTTAAAAAATCTCTCTCCAATACGAGTTCTTACCAAATTTATGACAGATCTTTTGATGGCATCTTCATTCTTGATAGGAATGATATCGTTAGTTACAGGATGTCTAGAAAAAGACAAACTAATGTCTTTAAAACTCCTGGAAATCTTGAGTGCCATTCATATTTTAGGTATTTAATATATCTATAATAGTTTTAAATGAACTTTCCGTAAGTTGGCTCAGTTCCATACTCCCAATCATCATAATCTTCATCGTTACGAATGCGCTCATGCAATTCAGTTTGCTTTTTTAAATTGTGTTTTGGGGCACTATCGTGCATAATTTCTTGAATAACTCTTTTTTGTGGGTCATTTTGGTAATCTGTGACTAATTTTCTAGTTCCCCACATCTGATACATGTAATTTTGGTCTCTATCTACTGGTAAATTGGACATTTTAGCTCCTGTTTTTGTAAAAAACAGAACTTTTTTGGGAGGAGGTTGCTATCTCCTAAAAAGTATTTAACGTAAAACGTGTCGTAGATTATAATTATCAGAATTTAAGTATTTTAACATTTCTAATGCAATTAATTTGGGATTTCCAGGTCCACAAGTATAAACATCAATTGCAATACACCCTTCTTCTGGCCAAGTATGGCAAGAAACGTGACTTTCCGATAATGCTATGACTATTGTACATCCTTGAGGATAAAAACAATGCTGAAAAACGTTCAAAATAGTCATTCCAGCACGTTCAATTCCCTTTTTCATAACTCTTTCGAGTTTAAGTGCATCATTAAGGAGCAAATAATTGACCTCATACACCTCTAAGAGAAGGTGATTGCCCATTGAAAACTTTTCCAACCCCAAACCCCCACAAAATATCGCAAACAAGTTATTTATTTTATTAAAAAGCCCTTTCTCTTATAGTCAGAATCCTTAATATAACTTAATTCTGAGTATTTTTTCCCACTATCATCTTCCCAAATTGGAATAGCAATATCATTGTTGTATCTAAAGTCAGGATTTTGGCGAATATGAACTTCTATTAGATTTCCACCTACAAATTCACAGTTAATCCAATCATACTTTCCATGTAAATTGGTTAAAATTGAAGGAAAGTCTATTTTTTTATTAATTTTTTCCCATTTTTTCCACTTATAAAGAGGATCATTAGAATCTCTAGTGCCTAAAACAACCAATTTTGCCTCTTGATGATAAAAATCAACACTTAAATGCTCTCCTGAGAACACTTCACACCAAAAATCTGAAGGGTATAAGTGTTCTGTGCTGTTTTCTATCCACTCTATGCGTGCATAACGACCCATTCCAAGGAAATTAATACACGGACGCACAATATAAAAGTCGGGTTTTGGAACAGTAGTCCCAACAGGACCACAAGAATACCCCAAAACCCGACTTAGTTGTAATTTATTATAAATCCACAGATCGTCATAATGAATTGAATCCCACTCACTATTGACATCTAAGTGGTACATCTTTTATTTTCCTTGTCCTCTGTACTTCTTACGTGCTTTATTGCGACTTGTTGCTGAATATTTTGTATTCTTACTTGCTCCTTGACGAGTCAGTTTGGGAATACTCTCAACTTGTACTTCTTTACGGTTTTTTGCTGCCATAATTCTCAAATTCCTTTAAAAAACGGTTTTATAATAATCTAAAAAGATTAAAAAGCACTCATAAGATTTATAAAGTGCTTTTGAAGAAATCAAATGATACGAGTTTTTTCGTGACCAACGCGAATCTTAGGATCGCACCAGATCTCATATCCCATATCTTTTGCATCTAGACAGAATGAGACATCTTCGCCACACATATCTTG